TAATTCAGCTTTTCGATCAAAAGCTGTCAATGACGCTGTGGGCAGTAAAGATACTTCTCAGCATCGGATCGGCTGCGCTGCTGACATTCGTGTACCCGCTATGACGCCTGACCAAGTGGTCAGGGCAATCATTGCATCAGACCTTGGGTTTGACCAGGTGATCCGCGAGTTTGATCGATGGACGCATATCAGCATCCCTAACCAAGCCAGCGGAACACCCCGCAAACAAGCCTTGATTATTGACAAGGCTGGGACTCGATTGTTTGCTTAGTCACGTTCTTTCTTTGATATCGTAAAACCAATCGTCACCGGCAGACCATTTGCGTGTGCCGTCCACAGTCCACAATCTCTGTGCTGCCTGAAAATCTGGAAACTTTGTCTCGCCTGGTATCAGGCTCTGGTCGTACCAAAGGCAACGATTGTTTGGCTGGCAAGCAAACTGGCCGTTGTCCAGCGCAATCCAATTGAACGATTTGTGTTCCTCGGCCTGCTCGGTAAACCCAGTGTCCAAGTCCATGCCCTCGGCGCAGAAGTCCACCGTAAACAAATAGCGCCCAAAGTGCCACTCTTTGTCTTTGCCAAGGAACTTGACGCCCAGGTTGCGTAGGCCGATTTTCTCAATGATTGTGAAACGGTAGCCCATGCAGTCCCACAGCTGTAGCGTGTCAATTGGCAGATTGCCAGCGTCTTTGTGCCAGACGTATGCGTGGATCGGCAACTTGTCGTACAGAGCGCCGTAGTTGGGCAACAGCGACTCAATGCGGAACACTTGGCCACGCAAGGCTTTGAGGCTGACCCAGATGGCAGGCTCCAGCTCGTTATGGCCTTTGTGATCGTTGTACAAGAACTCGCGCTTGACAAAGCACTTCATGGGCGGCAGTGAGGCAACAATGTAACTCATGTTTTTTCTTCTTTAGCGGTTTGGTAATACTTGGCAGGCATCTTGGCGTTCTTGTCCAACTGCTTGCGTAGCCAGTCAATGCCGCCAAGTTCTTGGAAAATCATCATGTGGCGGTCAGTCAATCGAATTTGACGGCCTTTAAGGGGTTCGGGTGGTTTGGGGCGTGGCATCATTTCTCCTCTGTTGAACTGTGTAAGTATGCTGTCAGGCGTTTAATCTGCGCCTCGCGGTACTTGCACATTGACTCTGCGTATTCTTTGGCTGTCTGGGCTTCTAGCAGCTTACGCCTGCACTCCTCAAGCTCTTTAAGCGCCAGCATCTCAGCCGTTGGCACATCGAATACAGATTTGAAATAGCTTACGGTTTGTTGAAACATTACATTACTCCTTGTTAAGTGTTACACATTGTATCACACATTTTTAGACATGCGGTATTCTTTAATTGCGTTTCTAAGTCCTGCCTGTGTGGTAGCCTTGTCGTCAAGGGCCAATGCTTGCGCCTGATCCAATGTGTCTTGGCACATGATGCGGTGGCAGATTACCGGCGCACCCTGACCCTGACGGCGCACACGGGCGTTGAACTGCTCGTACAGATCCAATGACCAGTTAAGGCCGTACCACACGAGGATGTGGCCGTTCTTCTGTAGGCCGTCAATACCGTGACCCATCGATGCTGGGTGGCCAATCATTAGGGCGCAATCACCAGTTTTCCAGCGGTGCATGGCGTTGTTAAGCGATGACTCGGATTTACACTCGGTCAAGTTGATTGGGTCGAGGTGCTTAAACTTTTCCATGATCCGTGCAGCGTCCGAGCGGTAAGCGTAAGAGCACAGGATCGGTGAACCTTGGGCTTCGTCAATGATTTCTTCAAGCGCATCAAGTTTAAGGTCATGCACCGGCTCCCATAGGGGCATCCCGGCAATCGGGTACATAGCTCCATTGGAGAACTGGAGACACTTGTTGGTCAGTGAAGCCTGGTTAAACGCTTCCACGGTTGTGCCGCTGTCAAGGGTCAGGAAGAATTCCTTTTCCATCTTCTCATACTTAGCCCGTAGATCGTCAGGCATCTCGATTTCAACATTGTTGATCATGAGATCTGGCAACGGGTTGTAATCCTCAGCGCTCATCTCAAGCGTGATGTCGCCGATCAGCTTTTTAATTGTGTCCTCGGTATCTTCATATGGCACTTCTTTGTACGGCCCGACCTTCTTGTAAAAACGGGTGCGGAATGCTGTTTTGGACGTGCCCAGCCGCTCGCCCTTGTCCACCACAAGGAACTGACCATGCAGGTCTTTGTAGCCGTTGGAGGCTGGTGTGCCGGTCAGGCCCGTTGACCATTCAAACTTCTCAGCAATCTTGCGAAACGCTTTGACTCGGTTAGTTGCGCTGTTTTTCATCTTGCTGATCTCGTCCCAAATAATCCCGTTAAACGGCAGCGGCTTGTCCTTCTTGACAAAGTAGGTCTGGATCGTTTCCGACAGCCAGCCAAGGTTCTCGTAGTTGATCAGGTACACGTCAGCCGGGCGCAGCAGGGCGCGGGTGCGCTGATCCTTTGTGCCCGTGACCATGCTGAACCGCAGGTGCTTGGTGTGCTCCCACTTCACAGCCTCTTGCCGCCAAACCAGCCGGATAACCCGGATCGGGGCCACGATGATCACGCCCCGCAGGAACTGGGTGCGGATCAGGTGGGCCAAGCTGGTTAGCGTGATCACGGTCTTGCCCAGTCCCATGTCCAGCCACAACATCGAGTTGGGTCGGGTGCACTGGAAGTTGACAGCCTTTTGCTGGTAGCCGTGCAGTAACTCTGGGGTCAGCATCCCATCACCATTACATCAATCATTGTCTTACCCTCGATTACGTTATCAATTACAAATACATTTACTTTTTGGGCGCGGAGTTTGGCGTGTTCCCGCTCCTGAGCAGGAGTTGGCTTCTGACCTCCTCGTTTGAATTCACAAAACCACACACGGCCATCTGGTGCGATGAACATACGGTCAGGCACAGCAGCCCGTGCGGGGCTGGTGAATTTGTACGCAAGCACACCTTTGGAACGGGCGTATTCACAGACTCGGGCTTCAATGTCTTTCTCTAGCATTTTCAATCACCAATGTTCGATATGCGTCAAGTGCAACGCGCAGATCCTCTTTAAGGGTTTCAATCTCTTTTTGCTGATCATGTAGCTTCTCGTTTGCTTCTTCTGCAAAACGTGCCAGGTTGTTGTATTCCCACAATTGAAAACTTGTCATGCTAGTCCGAGGCAGAGTTTCTCCACCTCTTGAATGTAGTAGTCAAAATCCACCGGCAATTTACCAGCATCCTTGATGTCGTTGCAAGGCTGGACACCCCAGCCAGATTCAACGCCAATCTTTCGCCATTGACCAGGATTCTTGGCAAGCGGGGGCATCCACTTGAACAGTCGTCCACCGCCCTCAGCGATGTAGTAGCGTGTGATGTTTTGTAGTTGTGAGGTCACGCCATCACGCTCAATGGCCAGATGGCTAGATCGTGGCACTTTGGTGCGAAGCATGAAATCCATAATGTCTGGCCAGTTGTGTAATGTCTCGCGGATCGGTGCGCTTTCGGTCAAAACCTTTTCCGCAACCTTGGCAATTACTAAACCGCCGGCGTTTTGATGCCACTCCATGTCGTACTCATAAGCACCCTTGCGCTTGACGTTTCCATCTTCGTATTGGGCGATGTAGTTATTTACGTCACGGATCATCATGGTTTTGTAGATGGCTTCTTCAAGGTTCAAGCCGGTGCGCGACTGCCAAGCTGCACGGGCCAGATCCACCAGCCACTTGTTTTGCCTGGGCACACGCACTGTCAGGCCATCGGTATTCACTTGGATCAGGCGAAGTCCATCGATGTGCATCAGCCCTTCAGCCAGCAGGCACAGCAGGAGCTGACCGTTAAGCGTAATGGACATGGTGAACAGTGGGTCATAGAAAACGCTGAACCGGCTGTTGCTGTCGCCGTAAACACCGTTGAGCGCCAGCTTCAGCATCGCTGACTCGGCTGATTTCTTGGGGTACGTTTTGCGCTGATCAAACAGGTGCTTGTAAATACTTACGAATTCTTTGCCCAAGTGAGCAGGATAAAATCCGTTAGTGATTGCCAGATTTGGATAATAAGAGGTAACGTCCAAGTCAACAATGACGTGATCAGCATCCGATTCGACCACTTCCGACTCAATGGATCCATGAATACCGCCAAGGCCAAAAACAAAATCGAACCCATGAACGCGAGCAATAAGATCATTGAACACCCCCTTTGTTTCAACGATTGTCTGTTCTTTTAGCCAGCTTAGCACACGGTTAAACTCGGGTGCGTCAAACTGGATCCATGGCAGGATGGCATCTTTAAGCGCAATCGATGGGCGTGGGGTCTGGCGGGGTGTGCGGCCCTTGGAGCCAAAGTCATAGCAGGCGACACCGGCCTCTTCCAGCTTCATGACAAAGTAGTCTTTGCCAATCTTGGTGTCGTTGTGGTTTATGAAGTCGCGGTTGTACTTGGCCGTCAGCTCCTCACGGAACCGGATCATGTCCAGCGACTTGTGATAAAACGCCTTGGTTTCCCGCACGTCTTTGGCGTTGTACTTCTTGAGGGTCACGATTTGTTCTTTATCCAAGTTCGTGCCCACGGGAAACGGCAGATCCTCAATGGTGTCTGAGCGCATATTGAACTCAAGCATCTTCAGGCTGGTAGCCCGTGCCTTGTTGTCAAAGTGATGGATCTTGAACAAATCGATCTGCTCGACAAAACGGTCTGTCGGATTAACCTGGTGCATCCACTTACCGCCCTCATCGTCATCTTGCGAGTTAATGATGGCCATGGCCTTGTCGTATAGGGTTCGGGCATCAGATTTGCCCATGCGGATCAGCGTATGCAGGACGGGGTAGTCGAACCCCAAGTTGTTGTACCCGACCATGCGTGCGTTCGTATCCTTGAGATACTGGAGAAACTCAATGATCTCTTTGGAATCGTTACGGTGGTCGCTGATCTCAAAAGACCAGCATAACGGCGCGTCTGTATGCTCCAGCGCCAGCGTGAAGACGTTGGGGTAGGTTTCGATGTCATACACATAATCATTACTCATTACAGTTACCAAATTAGGTGGGGTCACTGTCCGGCCCCCCGGGAACTCCCAGAGGCAGTGACCCCGATTCTTATTGACCGCCTAAGAACGAAGGTAAGCCTTGAAACGGCGCACCAGGCATCGCAGACGCACCTTGAGGCGCAGCACCGAACATTCCAGCCGGAGCAGTTGCAACCGGAGCAAACAAGTTAGACGCATCAACGGCCCCTTCACCGAATGCAGTATCGTCACCAGCAAATTGAACAGCGATCAGGTCGCAGCGGATGCCACGGCCATGTTTGTTTTCTTGCAACCAAGGTTTAACAGCAGCGTTGACTCGGCAGCCACCGTACATTTTGCGTGCCAACTGCTGAAACGCCATCGTGTTGGCAGGATCAACAGGTGAGCCATCGGCTTGGATCATCTGCGGCGCAGTGTCACGGCCAGCAGTGATGAACACATTGCCGGCGTAGCCGTCATAAGGCAGGAAAGTCTTTTTATTGACCTTCTCATTACCCATGCCAAAGCAACGCAGCTTGCGGTCTTGCTGGATCATTCCCATTACGGTGTTGGCGTGCTCTTTCCACTTCTCCAGTGCCATAGCACCGTAGCGTGCCATGAACTGGGCAAAGCCTGCATGATCCTGCGGCATCAAGAATTCACAGTTGTAAGAGATGCGCTCCTTACCAGTGGCTTCATTGACCTGGCGCTGGGGTTCTGCGAGGTGGGGGAAAGACAAACGGACGTTTGATAAAAAGATAACTTCGGACATTACATTTACTCCATTGATTTACGAAAGCCAAGCGGGAAGCTCAGCGGGGGTTTCAACTGCACTAAACAGCGGCGCAGCATTCATTACGACAGCCTGGCGGCTATCAGATTCAGGAACGACAGTAAGTTTGCCAGCCATCTTGACAACATACTCCTGCTCCATACGGGCAAGCTGTCGGTCGGTGAGCTGAACTTTTGTGCCGTCTTTCTTGTCCCACGTCAGCTTCTCAGCCTTAGCGGGGGTGATGAGTTTGGTTTCATAGATCGCGCTTTTAGGGATGCCCATCTTCACGAGCTTCTCAGCCATCTCTTCTTCGGGTAGTGCCCAGGCACGGGAGCCACGGCCATTGACCAGTTTGAGGCCGGCAATGGTTTGACCAGTTTCCAAACGGCGCAGGGCTTCCTTTTCCACACCTTCGAGGAGTTGGCGCATCAGGGGAGCGGCTTCCATGATCTGGCGGATCTGGGCATCGTCCATCGTAGATGGATCTTTGTCAGCGCTTTGCTGCGCGACATCGAGTGTTTGCATTACTGGCTGGAACATGATTCCTACCTCCTTCATTACATTACTTGCCAGCGCGGAGCATGATCCCTTAGCACGGCAAAATTTACATTGACTTTCACCCGGTACAAGCGGTGCATCTGGTTTGTCAGTTGCAGCAGCTTGCGTGATGATTGTACCCATGTTTGCAAACAAATCGGCAACAGTCACAGTATGCGATGTGATTGGATTCATACCGCGCAGTGCCAGCTTGGGCTGGATAATCGTCATGCGAACTTTGTCAAAGGGATAGGGGCCGTTAACGGGCAGCTTGTAGCCTGCCAGCACACCATAAGCGTACTGCTCAAGCTGCAAGTTACCTTCAGCGCTAACGACACCCATGCCATCTTTATAGTCGATCAGCTCCAGTGTGTCATAACACTCAAGCTGAACGTCAACAGTACCAGACAAGTCATTGCGGCCTAGCAGATGCGCAGGGTCAACACGGGTTTCACTCAGCACTTTAGGGATAAAGAAGGGCGTGCCCTCTTCTGCTTTTCGTTTGGCAATGTAATCCAGTGCAATCTGCACACGTTTGGCACGGTCTGCGTCAACCTTAAACTGCCCCTCATGGTCAAAGAGATTTTGGCCAACGAAGTGTTGCGCATTGACATCTTGATCAATGCATTTTTCTAGCAGCGTGTGGCTATGTGTACCGTCAACAGCGGCTTCACCGCTTTCTGGTTCGGGGTACTTGGCCTCCTCTCGAATGCTACCAGGGCACAAGGCCCAACGGTTGCGCTTCGAGGGGGACAACTTAGCGTGATCGCTCACTTGAGTGCCTCAACGCCAGCAAACAATTGACCATAGTGCTCAGGCTTGACATCGTTGATGTTCTGGTAACCCAAGCTAACCAACACGTTTTGGATCTGTGAACCCTTAGCTGCGCCCAGTGCCTTATATGCACTCATGACGTAGTCGATCAGGCCTTTACCATCACTGAACGGTGCGCCGGCAATAACAGGTGCTGGAGCTGGCGCAGGAGCTATGAAAGCTGGGGGTGCTGGCATAGCGGGGGCGGCCACCACAGGAGCAACTTGTACCACAGGTGCGGGAGCTGGCGCAACAGGTGCGGCTGGTGCTACATTGCTCGACTCAAGTTTGGCAGTCAACGCGAGAACAGCGGCAGTCAGCGCTTCAATTTTATTTTCCAATGACATATAACGATTCCTTTTCGATTACGGGGGGTTGAATTACAAGGCGGTCAGAATTGAACGCTTGCACTATCTCACGCAAGACATCGGACGGTTTACCGTACCTATCTGCCTTTCGGTGAAATGCTTTGTGATCATTAGGCGTGAGCCTAACGGTCAAAAACTTGGTGAGTGGTTTAGTTGCCATAATTTATTTTCCTGAACGGTTGCACAAAGTGTAGCACAGTGTGGTACGATTGTACAACAGTTTGTAAATAAATTTTTAGCAAAGAAAAAGCCCCGGTGGTTAGACCGGGGCCAAAGGAGGAGACAAATCCATGAAACAAGTGACAACTGCATTGTCAGAAACGATTATATGAGCGTATCACCACAAGTACAACAACATCCCGCATCTGTTGATGCGTACATCCGTCACGGCTGGTCACTTGTGCCCATCCCTGCCGGCACAAAGGGGCCACGCACACCCGGTTGGAACCTTAAACCAAATGCTTTAAAGGCACAGGGTGACCTGCCCCAAGGCTTTGGGATTGGCCTTGCTCACGCCTACTCAGGCACGATGGCATTGGACATTGACGAGTGGGACAGTACCACCGTTGCACTTAAGCAACACGGTATCGATTTGCAAGAGTTGTATGATGCAAACGATGCTGTCATTGTGGACTCGGGCAGGGCTGGTCACGGCAAACTTTTGTTTAATATGCCTTTCGGCCTGACGCTGCCGTCTAAAAAGATCCTGATCAACGGTGTCACTGCATACGAGCTGCGTTGCGCTACGGCTAACAATCTCACGGTGCAGGATGTCCTGCCCCCATCCATTCACCCAGAGACACAACAGCCCTACCGCTGGGCAGGCAAGGGTCACTGGACACGTTTGCCGGTGCTACCTCAGCCCCTGCTTGATCTGTGGCAAGGTCTGCTGGCGCAGGACAAGGAGCGCACGATTGGCACAGGTGAATCGATTGATGCCTCATGGGAAGACATCCGCACAGCGCTGGAAGCCATAAACCCCGACTGCTCTCGTGAGGAGTGGGTCACAGTGGGCATGGCGCTTAAGTGGGCTGGCGAACAGACAGATCAGCTTGAACCTGCACTGACATTATGGAACGACTGGTCGATGCCTTCGGCTAAGTATCCCGGTGAGGGGCAGATTGTTCACCAATGGATGAGCTTTCGCAATGACAAGGCAACTGCTGTCAAACTAGGATCCCTTTTCCATATAGCCAAACAACACGGATGGGTGCGCCCTATGCCTGACATTTCCACAATGTTCGCTCAAGTGGAGTCACCCGCTGACCCAAAGTCAGTCATCGTTGACCTGCGGCCAAGGCCACCGATGATGGATGTTTCTTTGTGGCCAGCCGTCATTGCTAGACGCGCAAACGAGATCGGCCAGACTGTTGGCTGTGATCCTCTTGTTCCCTTGTTCGCAGGCTTAGCCGCTGTGTGTGGTGTAGTCGATGCACGCACACGGCTTGAGCTGATCAAAGATTTTAAGGTTCCCCCGGTGCTGTGGTTGATGACCATCGGTGCGCCAGCAGACAAAAAGACCCCAGGCTCTGCCCCCATGCTGGCCCCCTTAAAGCACCTTGAGATAGAAGACCGGCCACGGTTTAGAAAAGAGATGCTCGACTGGGAAGGGCAGGAGGCCATGTTTGCCTCAAGCAAGAAGGCTTTCCTTGACTTCTCAGCATCACCCGAAGCGCTGATGGACACCAGCCAAGCACCGTCAGTGTTTGAGCTGCCACCCCAGCCTGTACCCTTGCGCATTACCGTGGATGACGTGACCAGTCAGAAACTGGTGCGCTTGGCAGCAGACAGACCCCGTGGGTTGCTCTGCGCCTTAGACGAGATGAATAGCTGGGTTCGGAAACTTACCGATAAAGCCAGCGGTGAGGATCGATCTGCATGGGTCAAGGCTTACGAGTCATCAAGCTACGAGATGGATCGCGTAGGCAGTGGATCGATCTATGCCGAAAATCTGGCCGTGTCGATCTACGGCAACATCCAGCCCCGTGTGTTCCGTGAGAACCTGCACAACCTGAGTGCTGACGGTCTGGTTCAGCGCTTTGTGCCTTGTATCCTAAACGGTGACTTGACCAAGAAGCCTATCGAGATCCCCGATTACCTGCTGAATAAGGATCAGTGGGAGCAAACCTTGCGCATCGTGTTTGCCCTGCCTGCCACGACTTACCAGCTTAGCCCCGAGGCCAAAGTTGCTTACCAGGCGTTCCAAGACTGGTACGACAGCAAGCGCAATGATGAGCGCCTACTTCAATCTGACGATACGTTCATGACGGCCTTCGGTAAGTTGGAAGGCTTAACAGGCCGTTTGATCCTTATGTTCCACCTGATCGAGTCACCCTTTAGCATGGCAGTCAGTGCAGAGCTGACCCAGCGGGTAATTCAGTTGGTTCAGTCTTATGTTGTGCCTGCGTATCGGTATGCACTGGCCGAGCTGAGCGGCTCGTCCAACTTCGATACCTGGCTGCGTGATTACATCATCCAGCACGCCGATGAGAGCACGATCACCATGGCCGAGATCAAGCGCTCAGCACGCCGTCAGATCGAGAAGGTCAACGTGTGGCAACAAGACCAAATGATCTACGGCGCGATGTACCCATTGGAGAAGGGCAGGTGGGTCATGCGAATGGATGATGGCACACGGGAGAATCAGCACCACGCCCAGTGGGCTATCAACCCTGCGCTGGCTGTGCAGTTTAAGGATCACCGTAAAGCTGTTATCGATGCCAAGCAGCGTCAGCTTGACGAGATTTATAGGTTGTCCAGAAAAGAAAAACCCCGTGTTCACGGGGCTGAGTTGCTGGATTGATTAAGCCCCGCGAGGGGCTTTTTCTTTCATGTCCCTAACAAAGCAGGCAAAGCTGGCAGCAGTGTCCCCAAAGGGCATGGCATCGAACTGCTTGGCCACTTCTTCGAGCACCTGGTTGCGCTGAGATACAGACACAAAAATATCATAGTGGTAGGGTTGCCCGTTGCGAATTGCATTCTCATGCTCGATGCGTGCGAATTCATCATCTTCGTCAGTGTGGATCATAGTGGTGCGTCCTCATAGTTGTCAGGGTTGAACTTAGGAACCTTTGTACCCTTATCCAATGGGTTTGGGAATGGGGGAAACGGCCATACGGTCGATGGCTGGTTGGGAGCCTTATAACTTTGTTTCATAGTTGGGAGCCTTAATCAATGGTTGGATTCCTTAACCAACGGTTAGTTGGGAGCCTTAACAATTAGTTTCTTAGGCCGTCCGGCGCTCTTAGTAGGGGCGGCGGCGTCCGGCGGCGGCGTGAGCGCGGCCAGCACGTTTGGGGCCAGCGCTTCGAGCGTGCCCAGCACGGCCAGCAGCTGCACGGCGGCGGCGCTCGGCGCTCGTTGGCCAGCTGTCCACTTGCGAAACGTAAAAACGGGCACGCCTAGCAGGCCGGCGGCCCGTGCTTCGCTCAGTGCCAGGCGATCAGTGAAGGCCAGCAGGTCGGTTTTGAATTGTGTCATTGGATCCTCAGAATTAGGGTTAAAAAAGCCCCCAGCGGGTTTGCTGGGGGTAGATTAGGGGTTAGCCTGGCCAGCGGGTTATAGATCCCAGGCGGCGGCCAGTAATGCAACGATAGCGGCGGCGATTAGGGCGCTCATGCCTGGGCCGCCGATAGCCTGGCCTCAGCTCGGCCCTGCTCGATCAGGCGGCGAGCTTCAGCGCGAAAATCGATGCTCTCCGATTCCAGCATCATGCGCAGCGACTGGGCCGGGATCTGATCCCGCTCAAATTGAAACCCGGCGTTTATGTAATCGGCTTCGGTGTAATTCATCGCTCGATCTCCCATAGGTTAACGATTTTGTCAATTGTGGCCAGCGCTTCAGCAGCTGCGCCCCGGCGCTGTTTCGCGTTCATTGTGTCGCTGTTACTCTCGGCGATGGCCTCAAGGGCGGCCACGGCCTGCCCTAGTGCCCGCTGCAGGTCGGCGATCCGGGCAAATTGCCTGGCCGTGCCTGGGAACCCTTCAGCATAGGCCAGGGCTTCGGCCTCGGTGGCCGTTAGATTTTCAAGATTGATTGACATAATTTAACCTTTCAAAATAGGGATCACGCGCCGGGCCAGCGCGTCAGTTACTCGTGCCCTGGATCCGTGAGCGCGAAAACCGATAATTACCCGGCGATCAGCACGGGCGCAAAGCCCGCAGGTGGCGCAAGTTATATCCTCGCGGGTTTGAGCTGGGCAGACAATGATTGTGCGCCCTTCGGGTGTCTCTGTCTTTTCCGGTGTATCCATGGGCACAATGCAGGTAAGCGGCGCATTAGATACGGCGGCCAGCGCGTCAGCTTCGCCGGCGTCATCAGCGCTCAGGTTAACCGTAAAGCCCCAGTCGGTGGCGCATTGTGCCCAATAGAGCGCTTCGGGTGTTTTTTTGTGGGTGTAGGTGAATCCCCGGCGGCCAGTGTTGGCCCGTACGATCTCACCCAGGGCGGCGGCGTCAACGTGCTCGCCTGCGCCTGGCAGATCCCCGGCCACGTTAAACCGCCACAATTGGCCAGCGGGCAGGGCTTCAATTGACGCGCAAAGCTCGCCGAGCGTGCCCCCTCGCTGGGCCACTCGATCCCAGCTCATGCGGGTATAGTAGTCTTCGGCGTAGCAATCGGCCCGGTAATGGGGGCACGACTGGGGGCAGGTTTCCCGCTGGGAATAAGTAACGGGCAGCGGGCCGGTTTTGCTGTTGGCAGATTTTAGAATGAAGTGATATTTCATGATTCATCGCTCCCGTCATCGCTATCGATCTCGAATTCATCATATGGGGCTTCAGGATCCCCAGGCGCAAAATAGCGGGCCACGTTAGCTTTTACGCGGCGTGCTCTGTCTTCATTGGCCAGGGCTTCGGCCTCATCATCGTATTCATGCATTTTCAATTCTCCAGGGTTACGGTTACGGGTTACAAAAGTGTCAGTGATAAATTGATTGAATAGATTCATGATCAGGCCTTCCGAGCGCTTACGCGCACAGTGTAGAACGCGGCCCCAGTGGCCGTGTGCGCCGTGATCAGTTGGCGCGATGGCGCGAAATGCTCGGCGATGGATCTCCAGTCGGTTACATCGCGGCCAGGGCAGAAGCTCACGGCGGCCCGGTGCAATTGGCCTTCAATGGCGGCCTGGCCAGCTTCGATTAGAACGGCCTTGATCTGATCCTCTTCGGCCTTCAAGTTGGCCAGCTGGGCCTTGATCAGTGCCAGGCGATCAACGGCGGCGGCCAGCAGAACGGGGTTTTCGTTTTTCATTATGCGGCCCTCTCGATAGCAGCACGGGCGAGCTTCACGGCGTCAACGATCTCGCCGGTTTTCTCAAGATCTGGGCAGTGCTCGAGCATGGCCAGCAGAGCGGCGAGCAGGTCAGGGGCGGCGGCCATCAGGCGAGCATTGTGCAGGGCGTCGGCACTTGTGCTGCGCTTGTCTCCCTTGACTTTGGCCAAGGGCGCAAAACCCCCAGATTGTGCAGTGACGTTGAATTCTCCACTTCGGATAGCAGGCCGGGCAAACCAAGGGCCGGGGGTGTGTTTCAGTTTCATGATTTGATTCTCCAGGGTTACGGTTACGGGTTACAGTGAAAACAAAACGATCAGGACAAAACCCAGCGCAGCGACAAGGCCAGCAGCGCCGGCAATGATGGCCAGGTCGGACGGTTCATCAATAGGCGCAGGGTTCAAGTCGATGTAGTGCAGATTGTGCTTGTTCATGATTAGATTCTCCAAGGTTACGGTGGCCAGGCTTCGCGCCTGGCCGGTTTTGTTATCGGGCAGCAGCTTCGCGCTCAGCGGCGGCCAGCTCGAGCAGCACGCGATCAATAGCGCTTCGCAGGGCTTCAACGGTTGCCGCATCTTGCGCTTCGCGGTAGATCGTATTCAAGGCCAAGCGGCGGGCCTTGGCGATCTCGTTGGCGCGATGTAGAACGATCAGAGTGGCGGGGTTGTTCAGGTTCATGATCTCACTCTCCCACGTACATCAGGCAACCGTTGCGCATCGTCAGCTCGCCGCTGCTGCCTGCGCCGATGTCCTTGATCAGCTCGAGGATCTCGCGCTGTGTGCGCTTGCTGCCTGCACGGTGAATAATGGCCACGGTGCGCAGCAGTGCGCTTCTACCGTGTGGCTTTGCTCTCTCGATCTGGGCTTGTTCAAATTTTGTCATGATGTTTTCTCCAGGTTACAGTTACAAATTACGGGGCCGGTTTTGTGTACCGGTGAATGAATTGTAACCCAGTGGGTGAGCTTGTCAAGCACAATCGATAAAATATTTACTAGGTGCTTTCCCTAACCCTCTGGGTTTCCCTGCTTCCCTTGGTGCGTCACTTGTGACTTACAGAAGGGAGAGGGTTTCTGGGATTCCGGATTTCTTGTGCTGTTTCAAAAAGTATGAATCAGCCCCCTCGCCTGCGCGATGTCACAATTGTACCAGTGGCCCCCGATCCCGCGAACCTGCGAACCCGCTGGGTGATTCCCTCACCCGCTGGGTTCCCGTGCCCATGGCCAGCGATCCAGCGAACCCGCTGGGTTTTGTGGCCACTGATTCACCCAGCGGGTAACATGGCCGCATCGATTCACCGGCGGCGGCCTGCGCCTGGGATCCACGGCGGCCAGCGATTCACGGCGGCTCGATGGCCAGCGGCCCGCGATGGCCGGCGGCGCGAAGCAGGAAACGTGCCAGCGTTCCGATGGGGCCGGGTAGGGCCGGCGACCGAGGGGGCCAAGACTGGGAGGTATCACGAACAATTTTTTATTTTTTCAAATTAACCCGTTACCCAATGGGTTCCGCTATCCCACAGTTGCACACATCCCAAAACCCCGCTATGATCCACAGCACTATGGAATCATTAAATCCCGATCCTGTAGGCGCAAATGTCACAATGACCAGCGACAACAAAATCGAAATACCAAACTGGTTAGACCCTGCGCCTCGCACGCTTGCCAAATCACCCCCTGCGGTGAAGTCATTGGTATTGGCTCAGTATGAGCATGTATTCATGCGAGTCATTGATGAGGTTGCCCACGGTAAGTCTTTGTCGCAGGTGCTCAATGATGACCAGCGGCACATCGATTACAACGACTTTTACCGGTGGATCAAGAAAGACCCGACCCGTAAGCAGTTGTTTGATGAAGCCCAAGAGATGCGCACCGAGTTCATGGCTGGCGAGATCATAGAGATTGCCGATGCGGATGACACACTTGAAGATGTGAACCGTAGTAGGCTCAAGATCGACACTCGCAAGTGGCTCATGGGTGCGCACAATCGCAAGAAGTACGGAGCGACCACTAACATTGAGATGACTGGTGGGATCTCAATACTGGCAGCCATCGAAGCGGCGAATGCCAGGGTGATTGACTTGGCCGATGTAACTGATGTGGAATCAAAATAAATGCAAACACTCAAGTTTTCCCCAGAAGACGAGCAGGTGCTGATGAGTCAACTGTGGAGTTCACAGATTGCAGACAACCCAGAAACGTTTGTACTTTTTGCGTTTCCATGGGGGCAGAAGAATACACCCCTCGAACACTTCAAAGGGCCACGCGCCTGGCAGCGCAGAACACTTCGTAAGATTGCCGATCACATCAAGGCTAACCGTGGACAGATGGACATGGATGCACTTCGGCGTGCTGTGTCGTCTGGTCGTGGTATTGGTAAGTCGGCGCTGGTGTCGTGGTTGATCTTGTGGATGCTGACCACCCGGATCGGTAGTAGCGTGATTGTTTCAGCCAACAGTGAGAACCAGCTGCGCACGGTGACCTGGGGTGAGCTGACTAAGTGGGCGACCATGGCGATTAACTCGCACTGGTGGGAGCCAAGCGCTACCAAACTCGTGCCGGCGCAGTGGCTGACTGACTTGGTGGAGCGGGATCTGAAGAAGGGTACTCGTTACTGGGCGGCTGAGGGCAAGCTCTGGTCTGAAGAAAACCCTGACTCGTATGCCGGTGTCCACAATCACGATGGCATGATGGTAATTTTTGACGAAGCATCAGGTATTCCAGACACTATTTGGTCAGTGGCTTCAGGCTTCTTTACCGAGAAGATTTTGGACAGGTACTGGTTTGCGTTCAGTAACCCACGGCGTAACACCGGGTACTTCTTCGAGTGTTTCAACGCCAAACGGGACTTTTGGGACACTGAGATCATCGATGCCCGCACAGTCGAAGGCACGGACAAAGGCATCTACGACCAGATTATTGCCGAATACGGTGAAGACTCCATACAAGCCCGCATCGAGGTCTACGGCGAGTTCCCCGCCGCCGGCGAAGACCAGTTTATTTCGCCCGTTGTGGTCGAGGATGCGTTCAAACGGCCTAAATACAAAGACCTGACAGCCCCGATTGTCATCGGTGTTGACCCAGCTCGTGGGGGTATGGACTCAACAGTCATCGTGGTGCGCCAAGGGCGTGACTTGGTAGCCATCAAACGCTACAAAGGTGAAGATACCATGAGCGTTGTTGGCCACGTCATCGAGGCCATTGAAGAATACAAGCCTGTTTTGACCGTGATTGACGAGGGTGGTCTTGGATACGGGATACTTGACAGATTAACCGAGCAGCGGTACAAAGTGCGCGGGGTTAACTTTGCT